CGTCGACACGGTCTAAATAAAGTTAGACAGTGGTTCCACACCGCTAATGGTGTGGTGCTCCCCTACATTTTAAGTGGGGGAGAAGACTATCGAGTAATCGATCGTCTCACCAGATTTACTCTGGAGAACTGTGCGAATAATTACGCACAGTTCATTGGGGACCTTAAGGTCCTCAAGAAGGGCATGAGAAAATCTTTTGCCCTCGGCAAGGGCTGTAATTGCCCTCGTCACATGCGTACATACTACGCAGTGTTCCGAGATTTCATGGGAAATCCTCGGGAGACCTTCCACTCTCCAAATGAGTGGGGTCGCTATGTCCTATTATGGACACAGACGCGAGCCACTGGGCTCGCTGACGGCAAAATGATTGCCGCAAGTGTTGACAAGTTTGTCAACACCGTGACGAGTCCTCCTGTGACGATTCGTCTGAATCCACAAGTTCTTGTGGATACGGTCCGCGGCGCACTTGGCGTATCCGCGGACAATGCCCGCATCAGTGTGGGCACTACCTCTTGTCTTGAAGCGACAAGAGCAGAGGGTGGCAAGTCTCGCCACCTTCGAAGGTTGTGCCGTAGCACACACCTACACACGAAGTACAACTTCGTGACGCTTGAACGCTATAGCGTTCAACCGCAACCCGTCACTTGTTCTGAGGACGTGGTTCACTGGGCGGTTCAGACCGCCTTGGAGTGCCCGGCATACATCCGGGCAACACGGCTACACTGTGTAGTCGAGCCCTCGAAAGCGAGGACAATCACCATTGCGAGTTACGCATATCAGGTGATTATGGGCGTGTTTGCACACGTCTTCCAGGCGACCTTAAGGTCGGCTGGTGTACGGTCAGGTTTAACCCGTGACCGGCACTTGTGGCGGTTTTTAACCGACACAATGAATCCCCAATCTACGAATTGGGATTCTATAGACACTCATTCGACTGTCTACTGCCTTAGCACTGATCTTGCTGAGGCGACCGATTATGGCAATCGGTCTGTTGCACGCCAGATTTGGCTTGCACTGATACACTTTAGTAAGTGTCATCCGTCATTCCCTGTTGGATTGGCGTATCTCGCAATGAATCTCTATTGCGGGAAGAGGTACGTTTTCGTACCTCGCAAACGAGGCTATGAACTCGTTGTGACCACCCGTGGGTGGTTTATGGGTGACATGATGACTAAGGTCATCCTCACCATATCTCATGACTATTCCATGAGACTGAGTGGACTTTCCGTCTACTCACTCGTCGGGGACGACGAGGTTGCGCTGTCTAACGACAGACGCAGATTGGTGCAGCACCTGCACCACCTTGAACAAGTTGGGTTCAAGGTCTCGAGAGACGATACGTTCATCTCGAGCCGCCTCATGTTTTACTGTGAGGAGGGTGCGTTGGTTCCGCAGAATCCAACGCAGGCGACGCATGTAGAAATGCGTCGCAAGCGGGAGTTAGGTTATTTAGACTACCCCCGCATCCGCCTTCTGTTGGCGGAAACTGTCGAAACCGACAATTACTCGATGACTAACATCGGGCGGTTCTCCTTATTAGGAAAGGAGACCCGGTGGGTTCATAATGTGAATAAACCCGCCTCTAGGCAATTTGATATTGCCTCAGTACTGCAGCACACAATGGTGCCGCAGGATAGTGACACTCTGTGTCCCTACACCCCACTTGAAATTGGTGGGGATGGGGCTTTTACCCCAAATCCTATTTTCCTAAATAGGATTATCGAGGACAAATCTCGTAGTCCTCGAGAGACTAAATATCGTATTCAGTCTCTACTGGAAGGTACACATTCCTTCCGGTTTGTTCGTTCTGAGAGAACGAACGAGGTAGTGCATAAGCACCACCTCATTCTTCCTGCATTGGAAGAAGTCCGGAAGTATTTACCTCCGGAATCCGTGGTCGTACCTGCCACGGAAGCTCACAGATGTTTACTTGAATCTGTGAAAGTGAAGGGACTTGAGCGCCCTTCACAGACATGGCTTAGGCTATGTCGGGGATTCTACTATAAGAGAATCTTTGAAGGCTTTGAGCCTTACGTCCCTATCTTTGATATGGACCGGTCATTTCATGTGGCCGATCAGGGTGAAATCTACCCTGATTACCAGCGCTTCTTGGAGCACTGGATGAATCCTGGTTTCAGGTTCTCTAATCATGATCCATATTTCGTGATTAGGAGTCGTGCCGATGCGGCCGACCCACTACACCTTCCTTGGGTGTGGTCGGATCTCGATACACTTCGATATCCGTCTTCATTCAGCATTTTCTCTCGCTGGATGGAGGAAGACGTGACCTTACAGGATCGCGCCTTTGATGACGTCATTGACCTCATCACACGGAACAGGCCTCTACCTGACCGTGTCGTGAAGAGACTCAATCTCTTCATGGAGAGTGATAATTATATCCTCTCTCAGCTTCCCTCTGGGGAAGCTATCCCGGATTCTTACTTTATCGTAACCCGGGACCTTAAGCTTTGCGCTAAGGTTGCCCTCCTGTTGACCACTCGTGGCCGTAAGGAGGTCTGGGTCTATGCATTAGACCCTACAGTCTACCTTGTTGGTGGACTGTCCTATGCTATGGAGTATCACTCTAGCATGGTACCCAGGGAAGATTACGCCGAAGCGCCCTGGGTGGAGGATCCTGGTGCGATCCTCCACGTGGACTACACTGAGTTCACGGATGGCTTTCCCCATGATCCGGAGAAAGTCTTCGATAGTCCGATTGCGGTCTATCGTACGAGCCACGCTACAGTGGCTGCGGTGAGGTTCTATGAGCCTCACAGACACACCTTTGCAGATGTATCAGTCTGACACCTGTCCTGTCCCTGGAGGGAGAGGTGGTGGTGCGACCGGGGCTGTTAAGCCCGTTTCGTCGACACGGTCTAAATAAAGTTAGACAGTGGTTCCACACCGCTAATGGTGTGGTGCTCCCCTACATTTTAAGTGGGGGAGAAGACTATCGAGTAATCGATCGTCTCACCAGATTTACTCTG